CTCGGCGATTTTTTCCTCAGCTTCTTTGAGAGCTTCAGTCTTTTCGTCGAGTTCAGCTTTTGCTGAAATGAGTTCAGTCACTGCGTTTTGCAACTCGGTTTCAACCATCGCAAATTTTGCGGTGGCTTCGGAAATTGATGCTTCAAGCGATTTGATCTCGCTATCTTTTGCTTCAATTTTGGAAGCAAGTTCTGCGTTTGGCAAAAGTTTGTCGAGGATGCTCATACTTGCCTTGGTTGGCATGTCAAATTTTGGACCGATCACCTTGTCGATCAGACCCATCGCAAATGCCTTGTCAGCATTGAGCCAAGTTTCGCTCTTCATCATTTTGCGAATGACTTCTTTTTCCATGCCAGACTTGCCAGAATAGATTTCTGCGATTTCGTCAGAAATTCCATCCAAAAATTCCGAGACTTGTAGATGCTCGATTGCATTGCCGCTGGAGTTGAGAGATGCGTCATGGATCATCATTTGTCCACCTTTTACCATGTGGATCTCATCGGCTGCCATAGCGATCACGGATGCCATTGATGCTGCAAGTGAGTTGATAACTGCGGTAACCTTTACGCCACGATCGCGCATTGCAAGAATCGCGTAGTATAGCCGGTAACCATCCAGAACAGATCCACCACCAGAGTTGATTTCCATGATGACTTCCTCAAGAGCGCCGTCTGCACTTGCAGTCACCCCAGCGATCTCTGTGCCGATTGCGTTTTGTCCGTATAGACGGCCCATCTCCTCGATGATGGTGTCGATTGAATATGGCGTGACAGCTTCGTTGAGCTTCACTTTGCCGACTTTGTTTTCGATTGAAAGGTAGTCCATAGGTTTTGATTGATTGAATTGAGCGTTGATTTGTTTGAGTCGAGTTTCGGCCCATGATTTACCTGGATCTCCACCCCAGAGCGCCCATGCGATTCTTCCTGCTGATGGATAACCGTCCTCGCCGGGTGAGAATCCAGATGCCTGCTTGTCAACTTCGTGTCGTGCGAAGAAGCTGACCATTCGGCCAATGGTTTCTTCCGAAAGATTGACTCTATTTGAGATATCGCGAGCGCGAGCAACTCCGATGGCAGTTCCGCCTCGGTTAAATTCTTGCCTCCATTGCAATCCACGAGATGCTTCTGCTGCCATTTCCACGGTTGGCTTTAGATCGACAATTTGATCTTCGATCTCTTCTGATTCTTTTGTGATTTCCGATGGATTGGTGACCTCTTCGATTCCGAGTGATGAATATGCCTCACGCGCCCGAGGATCATTATCGATCGCTTCGACGATATCGTATCCTTCATCCATCAATTTCTTCGCCTTGTATTTCTTATATTCCACCTCGGCACCTTCTGGGAAATCGCTTAAGTGAATGTCGTAATACGGAACATCATACTCGTTGAGCAGATCAATTGTCTCCTGCATCTGTGAATCTTGGCGACCACTTATGATATGGATTTGATACTCCAGCGACTCAGCGGTGATGTAGTCGATGACTTCTTGAATCGGCGAGTCTCCATTGAATAGAGTGCCGTCGATGTCGCAGATTATTGATGGATTAGGCATTGAATACTTCCGCTGGTGCAGTTTCGTTTGGCGTAAGCATGGACATTTCCCTGTCCTCGATCACCACGCCGTATTTTTCGGCTGCGGATTGCGCTGCCAATTTGCGAAGTGCGACTTCCTCGGCGCGTTCCATCAAATGCTCTTCAAGCGATTTGCCCATCATGCCGACGATATCGCGCATATTTCTCGCTCCGATTTTCCACATCGCTTCCAGCTCCTTGCTGACGCGCCCATCATCAATTGTGAGCTTGGCTGGATAAGTGAACTCCCACCTCCACCAGTCTTCCGATTGTGGCAGGATGCCTTGCTTCTGAGCTTTGGCGACTGCATAGCCAATCATGCGCGTGGCTGCGTAGTTTAGGATGTCTTGGCGATCCTCGACCGCGCGTTGAGCCTTGCCGATTTCGCTGCGCTCGGCGGTTCCTTGTCCGGTTGGTTTCCAGACCAGTGAATACGGCCAGTTGATGCCTGCCAGAGCAGAGCGGATGATGCGATCATGGAATGATTCCCATACATCACCAGGACGATCCGATTTGATCGTCTCAAGTTTGCCGCCGGAGTTGGATTTAAAATAACGGATAGCGCCGCCATCCATCGTCTCATACGTCATTCCTTGCCCGGTCGTGCTGTCGCCGATTAGGATGTTGCTCGGATCGTCGGGATCTGGCCCTCCGTGTTCGTTGTATTCGATCAGACCGATGCTCGAAAGCATCATCTGCGCCAGTCGCTCCCAGTCGTGTGACTGAAGCATATCTCGCAGATCGTTGAGAGCATGGGTAAAAGCGGGTAATCCGCGGCCCTGTTCTTGCCATGATGGATCGTAAAGGTGGATCACGTTTGCAGCATCGAGATATTCGGCTGCGTTGTTGTCGTCATCGAGGACAATGTATTCCTTTGGCGCTCCGCTCGCATAGTAGACGATACCGTCAATCAGCGTGCCGCCGTGAAATTGAATGGTGTCTTGATATGCATTCAGCTCTCTAGGTGTGCCGATGCGATGCGATGGAATGTGCTGATAGCGCGGATAACCATCTGGCGTTTGAGTCAGTAAAATAAATGCTTCACCATCACGGTCGATTGCGGTCGAGAGCAAATAAAGCGATGTCTTGAAATCGTGCATTCCCCCGCGAACATCGCCAATGGCGTACCATTGGTTTCTGAGCCAATCGGCAGCGATCTTGCCGAATTCGGTATCCATCCCGGTAAATTTTGGCGCCCATGCTCTACCAACTGCATACATTGCCTTCTGCTCGATAGCGCCACGCGCAGGCCCAAGGTTCAAGAAAAGTCTACGCGATGCCGATAGCAAAGTGTGGCGATCATTGTATGGCACAAGCTTGCCAATATCCTTTAGCTCGACTGGTTCCCATGGCCGATCACGCGAGTAGCGGTTGGCGGAACGTGCCGCCTGCATCACCGCCGTGTTGCCCCATTGATCGAGAATTGCCATCGCTCAATCGAGGATGTCAAAAGAGGCCACGCGACCGAGTGCCTGGAGCAAATCCTTGATTGAGCCAAGCAAGTGCAAGACGTAGTGCGGTCTGCCTCGATGACTCATCAAGTCCGATCACCTTTGCCATAGTCACGCCATTCTTTCCTGCGCTGGTAATCGAATCCATGCCGCCCTTGGTCAATGCGCCACCAGAAATGGCAGCATCAAATGCAGCGCGAATATCTGCCACGCGCGAAGCATCACCATATGCCCACTGGAATAGGTTGTGCGCAGTGCTGTATACGGTGGCCGCCATTCACATGGCAGCGGATGTCAAACATCAAAGCCAGGGATGATCTTGAGCATCAACGCCGCCACGATCTGCATCGCTTCAACGTCCCATCCGTGGTTATCTCTTCTGACTTTGACCCAGCGATATTCGACCTGCTTGGTCTTGCCATTGACGATCTCACGTTTTGCTTCCGAGTCGATTTGCTTGAGGTATTCTTCCGGTGCATCGTCTGGGATTTCCCATGACTGAGCCTGTCCGGTTCGGTGAGCGTGCAAGATGTCTTTGATCCGGTCGGATGCCCAGAATGCATAGCGTGCCTTGCGTCCATTGGTGGCGGATGCCTCCGAGAATTTCGAGAATGGTCGATGAATGATGTCGCCATTTTGCTTCTTGTACGCGAACGATGCCTGTCCAGATCCATGCAGCGCGGTCCAGTCATTCGATGCAGTCGCGCAGTATACCTGGTCCGTGTTATACTGAGCATCCACGAATGTCATCTTGGGTGAAACCTTCATGCGTCGGCGCAGCTCCTCGATCTGGTCATAGGTTTCCATGCGCCCGAAAAACAGCAGCCGCGATGATCCATCAGATCGCCACGCCCGGCAGACTACCCAGAAGTGATCTCGCTGAACGTCCACCGTGATGAAGCGATATGTTTCATTTTCGACGAGTTGGCCTTGAGAGAATTCAGCGAGTCGGTATCCATCGCCGACAAGTGCTTGGCGGTTGTCTGTGAGATCCTCTTCCCAGCTTTCAGCCAGACGCTTTTGGATGAACTGCCGCAGCGGATCGATGTTGCCGACCTTCATCGCTGCCTTGGCTTCCAAGTTGAGTAGTGTAATTTCCCAGAGTGGTTTGCGCCAGTTGCATAGGACGTTGTAGTGAAAGCCAACGTGACCAGGTAGACCACTCGATGTCTGAACGTAGGACGCTGACTCTGCCAATGCTCGACGCTGTTGAGTATTATCCGCGCATGTCCAGTCGCAGTCTGGGTTGTCGCATTTGAGTTTTGCGGTTTGCGCTCGATCAAGCAGTGACATTTCTTCGTCGTCGTCGATCGCCACGTTGCACCATTTCCACGGCTGGATCGTCGTGCATGTTGGGCAGGGAAATGAGAATTCCCGCTGGTCGGTTTGCTGCCATGCTTTGTCGAGATCGTCGCCTTTTGTTCCGGCCTGCGAGAGGATGAAGAATTGGCGGTTCCACCTGTCATGCAATCGACCGCGAGATTCGTTGAGCATGCCTGGCTTGTATTGCCACGCCTCGTCATTGAAAACTCGGCGCATCGACTTGCTCTGAAGTCCTGAGAGGTTTGCGCCTGTGAGGAACAGCGACATGTGAGGAAATAGGATCTGCATCTTGCGCTTCTTGTGGCGATCTTCCGGCAGGAGCGCTGCGGTTTCCGGCGTGTTACGGATCGCGTAATCCATGCGAGTCTCGGCCCAGTCGCGCAGGTCGTCATCGGTTTGGCCGACGAGCAAGGTTGGCCCAGGATCTTCCGAGATGATGTATTGCAGCGCAGCCTCGATGAAGGTTGTCTTGCCAGTTCCGATTGGTGCGAGGAAAACAATCTCCTTGGCATCAGACTCGGCCAAGATGTCGAGCGGTTCGCGTTGCCACGGCGCGTTCTCAATCTGGAACTTTGGCGTCAGTCCATCTTGGATTGCGATGCGTCCCGATGACCAGGCTGATGGCGATAGGCGAGCTGGTGGTCTGACTGCCTTGCGGAATGACCCGATGATTGAGTCTATTCCGGCTGCCATATTTTTGACGATTCGTC